CTACAGAAAAATACGAAGCTGAGCTTAAGGATATCCAGCTAGCCAGTGCTATTAAGCTAGCAGTGGCCGGCAAGGTGCATGATGAGGACTTGGTATCTGGGTTGGTGGACAAGACCAAACTGATTATCGGTGACGATGGCAAGATAGTGGGCTTGGATGAGCAGATAGCGGCTCTAAAAGAGAGCAAGGCTTTTCTTTTCAAGCCAGAAGATGAAGCCAACCAGCAACAACAGCAACAGGCAGGGTTTAAGGTAGGCAA